CCAAATGGAATGAAAATGTTCACAAGAGCTCCATTAAAAACTGCAATGGAAGGTGACTTCGATACTGGAAACGTGAGATACAAAGCTAGAGAAAGATACTCATTTGGAGTATCAGACCCTAGAGGTATCTTCGGCGTAGAAGGTGCGTAATTAACCTAATTTATGGGGCCGCCTTAAAACGGCCCCATTTAATTTTTAGAAAGAAAAATGCCTCATAAATATCTAATAAAAATTTTTACCCAAGAATTACAAACTGAATTTAAGGTTGAGTGTTTAAAACCCTTAAATGACATAGCTGATGTGCATCAACAAATAATTGACTTTATGGGAAAAAATGCTATAAAATGGGAGCCAAACCCACTACGATTTACCAATACGGCAAGTGGTGGTGAGTTTTATATAACCTATGAGGAGGTTACAAATGGCCCTGAGCAAAATGGCATTGTTCGCAAGGAAGATACAACTAGAGTCCACATGGAATAGTTTGTTTCTTAAGAACAACGGAGTGGTTACTCCAGAAATGTCTGTGTTAGGAGATAAGATCAAATCAACGATTAGAGAAATTCTCTTAATACAAGAAGTTCAAGAGCAGAACGCTAGAAATCCAAAAGATTTAGAAACACATCTTTACGCTGGATAACTAGTTTAGCTGTTTTTCAAAAGTGGTTTCGACCACTAGGGATATCTTGCACTCTACTAAAATCTAGTATATATTCATCACACTATACAAATAAAGTTTATGTAGACGCGTATAGTCGACGGCCTAGAGACTACATAAACGGAAACTAGGAGGATAATACTATGGCACAAACTACATTTTCAGGACCAGTAAAATCTCAAAGAGGATTTGTTACTGCAGGACCTGAT